TGCTAAAACAACATTTTCTGGTGCTTCTAAACCTTCCACATTTTGCAAAAAATAAGGAGCCTCCTCATTAAAAACGAGTTGCTCCCCATTTTGATTCGTATAAACTAATTCTAGTTTCACTATTTAAACCCCCTAGCCAAGTCACGTAGTTGGCGTTTTGTTTCAATCGCTGTTTCTCTCGGTGTTTTCGTGTCAGCACCTGTGATATATTGTGTTACTTCCATATTTTTTATATTTCCGTCTTTCAAGTAAGAAACCATTTCACGCATTAGAGAAGCAAGTTCGCTAAAATCATTTGATTCATGTGAATCTTGAACAGCAATTAGATTTTTAACAACTGAAGAGTTTCTCGGAACTCCCACGCCGTTTTCATAATGAGGAATTAGTTTCTTTGTTTCTGAAGCTTTGATTACTTTTGATCCTTTTGGTAAATCTGGTAAGAATACATTTCTACCTTCTGGTATGAAAGGCACACCACCTTTAGGAATTACCAACTCTTTATAAGTACGTCCTTTTTGGTCGTTGACGATTGCCGGACCACCAATATGATTATTGGTTCCTGTTTCTAGTCCTAAAATTTTTGCTACCCCAGCACCTAAATTAGCTACTACGTTTAAAGTTTTGGTAATTACCGAAGGGCCAGAATTAAAGTCACTTACTGCATTTTTCGCTTGAGATGCTGGGCCACTCGCTTGATCATTAGCCCTCAATAGTTTTTCTACTGGATTGTTTGCTGCAAAAATATTTAAGCTACTATTACCACTTGAAGCCGCACCGACAACTCCACCTGCATTTCCTCGCAGGTTTTTCGTTCCTGGATTGTTGGCATTGTAGGTGTTCAATGCATTGCCACCTTGTCGAGCTGCAGCTTGTGCATTTGAAGAATCTCCACGTAGTATTTTCTGTGCTGGATTGTTTGCGTTAAATGCATTTAAGTTTTGAATACCTACCTGTGATTGATTTGATACATTGGAAGCATCTCCGAGTAATTTTTTTAATTGTGGCTTTACTTGGTCATAAGTTTGCACGCTTAATGTTCCATCAGCTATTTTTGCTTTTAAATCTTCATTATTACCAAGCATTTTTTTTACTGGATCAGGTAATGAATTCCACGCATTCATACTTTCTTCTGATTTCATTACCTTTGTTAGTAAATCATCATTATTGGCAAGCATTTTTTTCTGGTCTGTTGGAAGGTTATTCCAATTTGTTAGATATGTTTCTGAAGAAAGAATCTTTTGTAGCACATCCGTGTTATTTGCTAAAAGCAGTTTGCTTTCATCTGGTAAATTTTTCCAAGCATTAAAGGCTCGTTCTGATCCATAAATTTTTGTCAGTAAATCTTGATTATCTGCATAAAATTCTTTAACATCATCTGGTATATTAGACCAATTGACAATTTTTTCTTGTGAATCACTAAGTACTTCTAAAAACTCTTTGTTATCAGCTTTAATTTCTTTGTCATGTAACTTGTAATCTTCCCAAAGTCCAAGATTAAGCATATTTTCAGCCATTTTTTCAGGGGTATTAGAATACAGAATGGCCTTCTTCTCTTCAAAATTAAGTTTGTCCCATTTTCCGTTGGCTTGTAATGCCTGAGTTACAGTCTTCTTGGCATTTGTATCTAAAAGCGCTTGTTGTTCCTTAAACGTCATGCTGTCCCATTTTCCGTTAGCAATTGCTGCTTCGGCAATCATTAATTTAGCATTACTTTTTAGGTCGGCATGTTTGGAAGCATATAGGAGTTGGTTCCATCCTTTTTCAGAATTTGCAGCTTCGTTAACTGCTTCTTGCGCATTGGTTTTGACTTCGCCTGTTTTTGGATCAAGAACAAGATTATTCCACATTTTTCCATATTCACTTGCTTCATTACCAACATATTTAAGTTGTTCAGCGTTCTTCTTAGCATTTTCAGCAACTTTATTTGTTGTTTTGGTAACATTCTCCAATAACTTCTCGTTATCTTCAATAAGGTATTGTGAAGCATTTCCGCTCTCTTTTATCACTTGTCCAGAAGCCAAATGAATTTTATCTTTTAGTTCAGGGAATTTCTCAACAATGGCCGCCATTTGGTTATCAAAACCTTCAGTCGTAGTCTCGTTTATTTTATCCCATTCTTCAAGATACTTCTGAGCAAATTCACCATCAAGGTTATATCCCCAATCTTTCAACCATTTTTTTTGCTCTTCTTTCATTTTAGCGGCATGAGTCTGTGATGCATTCCTTTGCTCTCCTAATGATTTTAACCATATTTCTGCTTCTTCTTTCGTAGCATTCGCTACATCACCAGTCATTGATTTCAAAATAGTTCTTTTTTGTTCCGCCGAAACATCCAGAGTATTAACATAAGCTTCCGCAGTATTCTTTGATAAATCACTAATCATTTGAGCTTCAGAAACACTCAATTGACGATTTTCGTTTGCAGCCCTTTGTCTAATCTCTTGAATTTGCTTATTATTCGATTGGATTTCTTCCACAGCAGACTGATTTAGTTTTTTCTCATTCTCAATGATTTCTTTCATTGAGTCTGTAGCGGTTCCTGGTAACTGCTTTAATAATTGATTCAATCCATCTACTTTTTTATTTAAAGACTTTTCAAGAGACTGACCCGCTGCTTCAAAATTTTCTGCCATTTTAGAAGCATCTGATTGATTAAATCCATCTTTTAATAAGCCAAACTGACCATTTGCGGCTTTGGTTTTGTCTTGCACCCCGTTTAAGGTTTTGTCAACTTCTCGTCCGACATCAGTTCCCCATTGCTTAACACGTTGGGAACTATTCCAAGCTTCTTCTCCCCAGAGTTTCCACACTGCTACACCTGCTCCAATCGCTGCAGTTGCAGCTAACACCCAAGGATTCAATAAACTAAACCCTTTAGTCAATGAACCAATTTGTGTTGTGGTTCCTCCAATTTTAGCTGTTAATCCACCTAACGCCGAACCAGAAGAAGCAATGCCTTTTCCGAATCCAACAGAAACAGAACTACCTTCTGCAAAAGCTTTTGTAACATCATCAATCGCTCTTTTTTTAGACATAGCAGCCATTGTCTCAACAAAACCTTTACCTAACGAACCTACACCTTTTGTTAAAGTACCTGTTAACTTAATAGCAGGACCCATTGCAGCAGTTAATGCAATCATTTTAACAATTGTTTGCTGTGTTTTAGGATCAGCATTTGAGAAAGATTCCGCTAAATTCGTTACCGTTTTGATCATTGGCTTAGTCGCTTGCAGCGCATCTCTCAATGCTTTTACTAAAGGACCACCAAACGTGATACCTACGTCCACTGCTTCATTTTTAAGCATCTTTAATTGAGATTCAGTAGTTTCATATCGCTTGTTAGCTTCTTCTGTTAAAGCGGTGTTTTCTCCCCATGCTTTAGTTCCACGATCTACAGCGCTTTTAAATACATCACTGGCACCAGCGGCACGAAGGAGACTATCACGAAGACGAACTTCTGTTATTCCCATATCATCTAAAACAGCAATTGCGGATTGTCCGTGTTCTTTCGTTTTTCCTAGCCCTTCAATAAATTTGATAATGGCACCGGAAGCATCCTCTTTGAAAGCTTTAGAAAATTGTTCAGCAGACATTCCAGCTACCTCTGCAAAATCATTTAATTTTCCTGATGCATCGGTGGCTTCTTTATGCATTGTTTTTAATTCCTTGCTAGTTAACCCCATTGCACCAGCAGTGTTTTTTAACTCCTTACCGCCATTTCTAACAGCGCTAGAAACCTGTTCCATAGATACACCAGTTTGTTGGCTTAAACTCTCTAACCCTGCAAATGCATTGGCTCCATTTTCTACAGCCAATTGCATTTCAACCATCACTTTAGAAAATGCAGAACCGCCTGCTTCTGCTTCAATCCCTACAGAACTCAATGCAGCCGCAAATCCCATGATTTGAGCTTCACTCATTCCCACCTGATGACCAGCACCAGCAAGACGTAAACCCATTGCGGTTATTTCTGATTCAGTTGTCGCAAAGTTATTCCCTAGATCAACAATTACAGAACCTAACTTATCAAATTCTGTTTGGGGCATTCCTGTAATGTTGGCCAATCGAGCTAAAGCAGTTGCTGCTTCTTCTGCGCTCATGTTCGTTGACTCGCCTAAGTCAATCATTGTCTTGGTGAAGCCAACTACATTTTTAGTTTTGATACCTAACTGCCCTGCTGCTTCTGCAACATTTGCAATTTCCGTGTGACTTGAAGGTAATTCTTTGGCTAGTCCACGAAGACCATTTTCTAAATCTTTGTATGAGTAAACAACCTTACCTGTAGAGTCAACAACTTCATCATTGGTCTTTTTCACACCCGCAAAATCAGATTCCCATTTCACAGCGGCCGTTGTTACTGCGGCAGCCCCAGCAAGAATTGGCAAAGTTATACCTTTTGTTAAGGCTCCGCCCACTTTTTCCATTTTTTGCCCACTAGAAATCATTTTTTCGCTGGCATTATAAATGGCGCCAGTGGCACCAGTGGTTTTGACCTGCATTTCTGCCATTTGACCAGCTGTTTGAATTAATTGAGATCGATAATTTGCTAGTTTACCATTGGCATCTTGCAATTGAGTTGCTAACCTTTTAGTTGATTCTGTCGCTTTTCCATCTACAAAAGATTCGTCATAAGCCTTTTTCAGCGCAGCAACTTGTTTCTCTTGTGCTCCAATGATTTTAGTTAAACCATCAAAACGAGTGCCAAGCTTGCCCATTTGATTGCCCGCCATATCAGCGATTTTTGCATTAGCTTGCATTTCTTTGGCTAAATAACGAACTTCTTTTTTAGCATTTGCTGCACCACGACCGAAATCAGAACTATCCAAGCCCAACTTAATGACCATATTTCCTAACGGCGTTCCACCACTCATTTAGTTACCTCCTTCCCTTTATGCGCCACTACGCTTGACTAATTCACTTAGTGGTCGCACCTCTTGTTTTTTCTTTTTAGTTTTCTTTTTCTTTGGTGCTTTCAATAAGATTTCATCAATATCCAAGCAATCAGTATTCATGAAATCCCGAATCGTCCACCCAAGTTCTGTAACTGAATCACGGACAAAACCAACCTGCAGGTCATAAAATTCAGACCAACTTAGATTTCCTCCGCCTTTTCCTTTTTTGACTCTTCCACATCTGTCTTAGATAGACCAAGAACTCGATAGCTGATAATTTCCCATATTTTATCAATGTCTAAAGAATCCATACCGTTAAGAATTGCTTCTTTAGTAAGTTCCTTTTCATCGAATAAATCGGCGACGAATTGAATTTGCATTTCTAAATACTCGTCAGCTGTTGGTTCTAATCCTTCGCTTGTTTTTTCTTCTCTAAGTGAATTTTCTTTTTTTATATAGTCTGTACGCTTAGAAAACGGCACAAAGTCCTGTGTAAAAGTTTTTTCTTCGCCATCAATGCGTAAAGTTAGTTCAATTTTACGTTCCATTTTTTAACCTCCAAAAAAAGGACGACTAACTAAAGCCGTCCTTAATCAATAAATTTTTATTCTGCTGCTGATACAGTCAAAGTACATTCTGCTGTAAAATTACCGTCTTCAGTTGTGCCAACAAGTTTTGTAATACCTTCCGAAACGCCTGTTACTTTTCCTTGCACTGGCGTTACCGTTCCAATCGCTGCATCTTCAGAACTGAATCTATACGCTTTGTTTGTTGCGTTTTCTGGCATGATTGTAGGTGTTAACGTTGCTGTTTCACCAACTTTTAAAGCTAATTCAGTCTTATCCAAGGTAATTCCTGTTACTGCAATAGGTAATGTTTTAAATGCTGGTACATCAACATGATCAGATTCTTTTTCTTCACCGTCAACGGTGGCAACACCTGTGACAGTAAAGTCACCAGCTAAAACATCTGTGTTTGCGGTAATTCCTGTAATAGCTAAAGGCGAAATACCTTCTGCAACAGGACTAGTTTCACCTTTTTTATAAAGTCTAAATTTTTCTGGTGGAATAAACGACATTTCTTGTCCTCCTAACTTAATTCAATATTGGCCCCATCTGTGGTGGGAGTAACAGCTCCCACTGTGGGGCTTGCTACTTTTCCGGCGCTGGTGTTTCTTCACCAAATAATTCTGTTGTCAATTCTGCTAGAGCTTCTGAATTATCTGCAAAACCGACAGTAACTTTTTTACCGTTAATTTGACGAGAAACAGCAGAATAAACATATTCGCCAGGCTCTGGCGTAAAGTCGTCATCATTTAATGTTTCGCCTTTGACACCATCTAATGAGAATGTGCCTGCATACATGCCGAAGCCAAGTTTTTCACCATATAAATCTTCTGATTCGATTAATACTGCGTAGTAAGGTGGCTCTGTATCCTCGCCAATATGATAAACTTTGCTTTCCTCGCTAGCTTTTTTATGCCCTAACATTTCATGTTCAATGGCTGATGGTACATCTAAGATACCTAAGTTTGCTGCAATATCTCCGTGCCCTTTACGTGCCACGTAATATGCAATGTTTGAACCGAAAACTTTTGACGGTTCTTTGGTTAGTCCTGTAATTTCAAAGCTTGCTGCGGCCCCTTCTTTTGGCTTGCCATCAATGACATGTTTTTTCCCAGCGACTGGCTTTAATTCATTGTCCAATTGTTGAATAGTGATTCTGCTAAATCCATAAGTTTGCATATATTTTTTCCTCCTAAAAAATAGACACCAACTCAGTAGTCGGTGTCGTGAATTTGTGTATTTTTTCTGTAACGCCTTGCATCTACAAAACGTTTTGTTTCGTTAAAGTACTGATCTAAGCCACCATCTAGGCGACCAAAACCAATTTGTTTCATTGTTTCTTCAACTGCTTTAGAAATTTGCTTAGTTGTCATTCTATCCATGCTTTCAACGTTGACTTGATAATTAAACCTAATTGATAAAGCTTTATTGTTGGCAAAATAAGCGTTGGTTTGTGGACCAAAAAAGTTATCAATGATAATGAAAGGCTTGGTAGTATCCAAAGTTTCCGGTACTTCATAGAACTTAATTCGTTGAGGTGTCACAAGCTCTTTAATTGTTTCATTTTCAATCAAGGCGTTATAAACGAACATCATCATATCTTTCACTTGGCTAATTCCTCCAATACCTCACGTGTTTTATTCCTTGCAATTGCTTTTGATTGGTCAGCAGCCCTCTGTACAGCTCCCATACCCCGAGGTCGAATGTACCTACCGCTTTTTGTATAACCAAACTCATTCAGGTGGACTAACCGCCAACGGCTCTTATCTCCTCGCCAACCTACATCAATTTCTTTAATACCATAGGAAGCACCTTTTACGTTTGACTTTACAACTTCATCATAGGTGGCCCCAGAATCTTTATAATAAGCAACAGCATTTTTAGTTACTTTAACTATTTCATCCCCCGTAACTTTTAAAGCTTTGTTAACCATTCGACTAGTTCTTGCTTTCCCCAATTTTGATTCTATATTTTTGATAATCTCTTCAGTTCCTGTAACTTCGCTCATGACGTAGCCCCTAAAACAATTTTGATAAAACGGTTATCTTCAAAATCTGGTGAAACATCTACGATTTCCCATTCTTTGCCCACTGGTAAAGCTCTATAGTCGTCAATAACAACTTTATGTTTGTTGCTAGGGATATAGTCTTGGTGTGGATCACGGATTTTAATTGTCAGCCCCTCTTTAGTTCCTTTTGCGTTCAATATTTCCATGTCTTTCATTGATGGATTGTAAGCTAAAGAAAAGCATTCATATAGCTTTTCGTTTTTTTCTTCTCCTGGCTCTGGTCCATCATTTGGAACAAATCCCCAAAATTCTACACGTGTTTTCAAACTACCACTATTAATTTTAGGCTTTTTATAATTAGGGTGTATCATCGTTGAACACCTCCGCATATTTTAAAGACTGCGCTAATATATCTGGCTGAAAATTTGTTTCGAAAAACTCTAATGAATCGTTATAGGCATATCGGCTGCGCTCAAATACAAGTTCTATGAAGGTTAAATCACTTTCTGGTTTAACTGGATTGATCAAAGAATCAAGGCGCAAAAAAGAAGCGGCTAAAATTTCCGTTAACGATTCATCTTCCGACGTTCCAAAAATTTTCATCCGCTTCTTAAATTTTTCTAGGTTCAGATTGGCTAACTCTAATGCTTGTTCATTAGTCATTGAATCCCTCCCCTGTTATTTCAGATTTACAACAGCCCCGTCTGTTGTTGGCGTGACTTTTTCAATCACGGGGATTGCTACTTCCCCGTCTCTGCGTCTCCATTAATTGATAATGTCCATACAGCTGCAACTTTGTTGTCTTGTGCTTTACCAAACGCAAATTGTTTTGCAGTGAATAAACGACAATCTTCTAAAGCTAATGTTTGATCGTATTCTTTGATCACTAATGCTCCAGCAGCAAACGCATCGTAACGACCACTAACAAAAGTGGTAACTTTTCCAGATTTTTGGAAATCAGATTCCACAATCCGCAATCCAAACGGTAATTTCGTAACCCAGTCCCCCATTGCATTACGAGAAGTAAACTCTGTTTCAATATCCAAAGCTTCATCTGGGCTCGCAACAATAACTACTTTACCAGCGACAGAAATACGTTTGCCATTTTCTTTAACAGAATGGTATTTACGCATTTCTTTTAATTCTTTAATCGCTGTTTTTTCATCGGCAAAAGTTAAAGTTCCTGCTGCTTCTTTCTCTGGATAAGTAGTCACACCGTTTGAAGTAGCTCCCTTTGCTAAGTCACGAGTTAAACCAATAGGCTTATCGTTTCCATCGCCATTTAGGAAAGCATCTTCGAAGCCAACAGCAAATGCCTCTTTAATTTGAGTAGTTACATAACGTTTAATCCAAACAGGACCATATTCTAATAGATCATTTGGTAATACAACAAATGCTGTTGCTTTGCTTTGTTTTGCATCGTCTTCGCTGAAGGTTGCATCTAACTGACCTTTAATTTCGCCGAAAATTTTACCCCAAACAATGGCACCTTTTGGATCAGATTTTAAGATTTTCAATCGTAATCCTGTATATTTTAATCCTAATTCTTTTAATAATGGACGTTCTCTTGTTAAATCATTAAAAATTTCATCCACTGTTGTTTCAGGAAGTAGTTCTTCATCTTTCCAGCCTGTTTCAGTGACTGCGTTAAAGAATTTAACTTCTTTAGGCGTAATGCCTTTATCCATTTTTGAAGCATTGATAAATTCTTCTGCTTCCATACGAGCTTCTTTTTTTGCTTCTGCTACCATGTCTTCTGCTAAAGCATTCATAGATGCTTCATATAATTCATTTTGTTTTTCCTGTGGATCGCCATTTTTTACAGATTCAATAAAAGCTTTACGCTTTTCTTGATAATTGACCATTCCTTTTAAATTGATTGTCATATTTAAATTCCTCCTAAAAATGTGTATTAAAATAAGAACCTAGCAAACGGCGATTCGTTCGTGGGTTCTTTGGGTTCGATAGTTTGTTCAATTGTAATTTCGTTTTGCTTCACTTCTACGATTGCTTCAGCAATCATTTCTTTTAATTCTTTTTTATTGACCATTACTACTGGTTCGTTCTGCTGATTTTTTAGTTTTTTCACTTCATTGATAATGTCTTTTGAAATAAGACCACTTCCACCATCAGCAACTAGTAATGGGCGTTCGGTATTTTCGAACATGATTTCATCCGCAAAACCACTTTCAACAGCCTCTTCTGCGGTTAACCATGTTTGTTTATCCATCAACGCTAAAATTTCTTCTTTGGCCTTACCCGTTTTTGAAACATACGCATTAGCTAAAGATTTATTAGCTTTCTGTAAAATCTCGCTTGCTTTGTCCATTGTGTGATAATCGCCGCCAGCTCCCATTGCGACATTATGAATCATAATTTGACCAACTGGGCTAATGGCAACTGTGTTACCAGCCATGGCAATTATACTTGCAGCACTTCCAGCCATCACAATGTTCACTTTCACATGCCCCTCATAGGAACGCAAAGCTGTATAAATTTCATTCCCCATGTCCACTAGCCCACCATTAGAGTTGATAGTCACTTCAACATCTTCATTGTTTGCAGGTAACAAATCTAAAACATCGTTCGGGGATGTTGATTCCATGTCAAACAATTCATAGAACCATTTATCGTCATTAGAAATGATTGGTCCGTTAACTTTGATTTTCACTGTCATCTTTATCTTCACCCCCTTTCAATTTTTCATAGTTTTTAGTAATATGATGCTCATTCATAAATGCTTCCTCTGATTCTTCATACTCAAAATCAATTAACACTTGGTTAGGCGTGAATACTCCAGAAGCAATTAATTTATCAATTTGTACAGCTTGTTCATACGGATCACGTTTAAGAACATTCATGATTATCACTCGTACACCTTGTTGGTACTCATATTTTTCCAAAACTTTATTATTAAGTTCTGATTGTAGTTTGTCCTTCAATTGAGTAATACAAAGTTTTTGATAGGCTTTTAGATTAAATTCTAGATCGGCCATTTCTCCATGTACTAATGCAGAAGGAACACCAATGGCACGACAAACATCATTGATTAATGACTTTTTCATTTGGTCCAATTCTTCCAAAGATTGATTAGACGAGCCCGTTTTATTTGTGTACTCTTCGTATTTAAAACCTTTCAGTTGTGGAACTATTGCTACCGAGTTATTTCTAAAAGATTTGTATATCTTATTAACGAATGCCTGTATTTTTTCTTGATCGGTTCTTCCGTTTCCGTCCTTTTTATCTCCATAACTACCTGTTTGATCAATAGAAACACCCGCTCGAATTTGATTATTCCGCATAGACACTTCTAAGATACGACCAAAAAGTTCACCATAATCATTAAAAAGACCATCGGTGAACTTATCTAATTTTTCATTGTTATATTGAAGGTAAATAACCTCCGACATTTTAAAATTTCTCTGATAGGTGTAGTTTTTTATAGTTACTTCTGAAAACGTATCTTCGTATAGTGCATATTCATTCCTATAAAAGTCATCTGCAATTAATAACTGATTATCATCGGAAACTACTACTAGCACTTCGTTATTTTTTAAAAGTGTATAAAAGAACTTTTGCCAAAAATCATTCGCTGACATGTCTTTGTTGGGGCGCACGTTTAGTAGATAGTCCCATTCTTCTTTCGTGGCACCTCTTATTTGTACCTGCATTGTTGACATGGTCCTAGCGACAAAATTTAAAACAGAATCTAAAGCCCAGCGCTTTAAGTATGCTCTAGTAGATACGTCGTTTATAAACTCAAAATCCAACATTTCTTGAATAGCTTTGTTTTTAGCTGACGTACCTTTTAACAAGTCAAATAAACTCACTCATTCACCCCCTTTCCGTCGACATCTAGTACTATTTATTTTATTTTTCCTAAAAAATGACGACCCGATTTATTTTCTTTTTTTGCTGGCACATCCCATTTATAGCCGTTATGAGTAACGAATGTCTTTTTGAAATATGCAATATTGTTTCCATAAGCTGATTTCGTTGCCCTAACAATATTTAGGTATTGTGGTTTATACATAACTATCACCTCTTAAAAGTCTAATTCTTCTAATATATCGAATGCATCTTCAAAATTATAATCTGTGAGTTCATCTGCTAAATACATACCGCATACAAATGCTTTAAATCCATCTGTTTTCCTTCTAACTTCTTCTTTTTTTAAGTACGTCTTATTTCCATCATTGTTTGTCTTTACTAATACATTATTCGTGTACCACCGCATTAACGGATTTTCTCCAAAAATGATGTGTCTATTAGCAAACGCCGTTTCTATTCTCGGTGCAAGCAAACTATCGACTGCTCTAGGATTTTTTATCACAACCACTTCAAATCCCGCAGCTATTAGTAACGGTCTCAATACATCCATTCTGAAATTATCGGCAACAATTTTTGTAACTCCGTATTTATATCGTTGTTCAACAAACCAATCGACCACTATTTGTGGTTCAATTGTAGCTCCATCAACTACAGATAATAATCCTCTGTTTTCCCATTCTTTTATCGGTGCGAATCGCTCTTTTGTTTGTTCTGATGCTTTCCTAGAGTATCCGTAATATATGTCTGCAAATTGCTTTCTAACAAATGAATGTGTTTTAAAAACATAGTCATCCTTATCTTTAAATAAAAGACCACATGCGGCAAAATCTCGCAAGCTAGCAAAGTCCAAACATCCAATTGCTTGTCTACCTTCTAAATTTGGTAAAGGACGATTGGTGTCCATTATTTCTTCGTAACTAGCCACTGATCTTTCTAAATCTGTAACTGGTAAATTCATTCTTTTAGTCATAAACTCTTCTCTATTTGACGGATCGTCCTCTAAGTCTTCATATTCTTCAAAAATAGTTTCTAAAAGGCTCTCGGCATACTCTGATAAAGGTTGATGAAACATCGGATTTGCTAATTCCCAGTTTTCTGATTCTGTCACTTGGTCTTCTGAATCTAATTTGCAAATAAAAGGGAAAATAGCATTAGGTCGACTAGAACCGTTTAACACTCTTTTGGCTTTTTCTTTAAGAGAATCTAAAAATCCCTCTCGAACATATCCATCTGTTCCTACATAAAATTCTCTAGGATTCGGCTTTTTTCCTAATCCAGAAATATGCACTTTTACATCTTTGTTCGAAGGGTATTGGTGAATTTCGTCGAAAGCCACCGCTCCATCTCTTAAACCATCTTTAGTATCGCCATTCGACGTTCTAAATCTTATATAGCTACCAGTTTTTTTAGAGGTTATAACTGTTTTCCCATACTCGAAAGCTTTTTGAAGTGTTTTATTTCGTTTGATTGTATTGTAAATTTCTTCGAAAGAAGTTTTTGCTTGATCTTCTGAATTCGCAACAATCGAAATATTGTAATCTAGAATTCCATGTAATTCAGTTTGTAAAAAATTAAGAACGACAGAAAGAAGCCCGTTTTTACCGCCACCACGGCCAAACATCCATAGAAATTTACGATAAAAATTTCTGTTATTCTTTTTAAAATACAAAAAGACGAAAGCAATCAAAAATTTTTGAAATGGCTGTAATTCAAAAAACCATTTCTCACCATAATTGATGCAATCGTCTATCATTTTGTCATTAAAATATATATCGTCTCTTGAAAGTATATCTCTTTCAAGATATTCTATTAGTTCAATTCTTTCTTTATTTAGTTTTATTTCACCTTTTTTATATTGTTGTATATAGTAATCGACATGTTTTTGCTTAATCATACTAAGTCACTCTCGCTATAATTATCATCATCAACGCTAGTCACAATTTTTGTTGATTCATCTAAGTTAAGATCTTTTCCTAAAGCAATCAATGCACGTGAAATTTTAACTTTTTCGGCGATTGCTGGATTGATTTTTAAGTATTTCTGCGCTCCGTTTTCAAACTCTACAATAGTTCCATACTTAGAAATAGACGAATTCATTTTTTTATAAAGCTTTACTAAATCAAGATATCTCTCGACTTTTTCAACTTCTAGTTGATCGTTTTCGTCAATTTGACTCATCAACTGTTTTTTCAAGTCTGCCATTTTCAATAGCAATCACCCCCCTATAAAAAAATTAAACGTATATTTTTAGACAGTTGACCCCATCCACCGGTTCCCGCAGTCCCCACTTTAGGTCGAAATATTTCGACGGGGGTATGTTATCCCCCACTTTTGGTTGATTTTTGCAAATCATTTTCCACAACTTCGTTTCTCTGTTCTTTCCATTTACAAGGTGGGAAAAACACTTCAGCTCGTGCTATGTATTTTACACCTAGCCTTTCGTTTATTTTGTTGTGTTGATGGTTGTTAATCATGCAAAACGCAGATGCTCTTACTTCTTCCATGTTTACCACCATTCATCATCCCACTTTCTTTTTCTTTTCGATTCTCTATAGTTAAATCTTCCGTGTCTTTTATTGTGACAGTCCTTGCACAGTGTGCGTAGGTTATCTATATCTAAGGCGTGCTGCGGATAATGTTCCAACTCCTTAATGTGATCCACTTCAAGAATAGAATCATATTGAGTTGTTAACTTACCTTCTTGTTTGCACCACTGGCATTCGTAATGGTCCCTCTCTAAACACTGCTGTCTTAATCTTCTCCACTCTGATGAGCCATAGAACTTTGCTCGTGCTTGTTTGGATGATACATCAATCATTGTTGGCAATATTAGAAAGGTAAGTGTTAACCAACGCACGTTGTACTTGCAGCACACCTTCAATACCTAGCGAATTAACATCAAGTTTCAATCGTTCGTTTAAGAACTGTGCATTGTGATCTGCTTCAAGTGTTTCTTTCTGAACGTAATAAAGTAATGCTGATGTCTCATCCATCTTCAGACCATATACCGAAATGATTTCAATAAACAATTCTGCAAGCGCATCTATATCTTTCTCTTCACGAACCTTCTTCATGATTTCTAGTAACTGCAACTGTTGGTTTTTGATTTGTTCATTTTTATGCATATACATCTTTCCTTTCTACAAAATAAAGAATACTACTGTATAAACAGTAGTATTCTTTATAAACAGTTATCTATTTCTTTCCTCTATAATCTTCTCAACTTTGCTTATATCATTAATAGTATCTTGGTAAAAAGCTTTCAAAACTTCAGCCAATTCTTGATACTCTATTAAGCTTACCTCCCCTTGTCTTTCTCTATTCAACAAAATGTTTCTAGCTTGTACTGAGTTGTCATTTAAAGAGCTAAAAATATTTTCTTCTAACCTCTGAGTATGTCTCGTTAGTAATTGAAATATATCTACAGGAATTAGTTTGACATACAAAGATAGATGCTTTTCAATTAAAGGAATGATTTTGCCCGAATATTGTTCTAATGAATTATAAAAAGATAAATATCTTTCTTCTGGATTAAACAAATCTTGAGGATTTACTATATATATTTTTCTTCCTTCACGTACCTTTTCAATATTAATATACATATCTATATTTACATCTAACTCTTCCATATATTTTTTAACTTGTTCCAAATCTGTAGCGAAAATACCTGTATAAATAGATATAACTTGTACTTTCATAACATAGATTAATTCAGTTAAGTCTGGTTCAGCTATAGAATAATACTGATTAAATTCTCTAGTATTTTCAATTTTTTTATTTTTCTCATCGATAATTCGCTCAACAAATAAGAGAGTAACAGTTAGTTCTATTGGGAACCAGATTAAGTTTTCAAATAGAAAATTCCACGACTCATTACCGTAGGGGATAAACCTGCCGATTATCCCTAATAAAATTGTTCCTATTCCCCCTAATATTAATACACTATATTCTTTCAAATATTTCATTTAATCAGCACCTTTCATTTTTTATAAAAAAAGATCACTCAGCGAGTGATCTATAATTATTGCTTACATTCCTTCCTTAACTTTCTCCCACTCTTTTTTATAATAATCTCTTAACTTCAGGGTCAATTCATCTACTTTTTTATTTATAATTTTTTTTCTGGCTGTTGATTCTTCAATTTTCATATTCCAATTTACATTTTCATCTCCAACTAAAACTTCTAATTCTTTCGTCTTATTAGTTATTATTCTTAAATTACTATTTATAAATTTAACCAAATCAATAATTTCATTATTTTTAATATTATTACTAAAATTCAACAAAAGTAATGTATTGTTTTTTGAAGTACGGTATATTAATTCATTCACTTGGATGTTGCTTTGGCTAACAATTTCCTTATAAGCAAGAATTTCCTTTTCTACTGTTTTCTTAATCTTAGTAGCTTTTTCTTTTTCATCTGTATCAAGGTCTTTCTCTTTTAATTTCAAAGAGTTATTATGCTGCAGTTCTCTCAATGCAGTTATCTTATAATAATGTTCAACAAGATTTGCGTTTAAAGTTACTAATTTCAGTGAATCAATCAAAAATTCTGAAGCTATATTCTTGGTATTATCAATCCAATGCATTCTAGATTTTAAAATCACATCAGCGTCAATTTGTTTTTGAGTTATCTCTTTTTGTAGTTCATGATTTTTCTTCGTTTGACTTCTATTAATACATACATTTACAATTATTCCCAATATAGTTCCAACAAAAGGAACCCAAAGATTCCACCAATCCATCTAAAACACCTCTGATAATTTTTTATTAAGTATATCAAAGGTTTAATTTTTATAATAGTATCTCTCGCAAACCTGTAGAAAAAGAGAGAGGAAATTCACCTCACTTCTTTAATTTTATAATTTGTGGTTTGCGAGAGAATCTAAATGAGATTACAAGTGACTAAACGAAGAAAGTAGAATTTTTTTACTTCCTTGTAATCTCAAATCAAAAAAATAAGTAGGCAATCGTTCCGTTAATGTATTTGTGTAAGTGTGTCGCATTTCTTATTTTTTTGACACTATCATAATAACCCGTTTCAAAGGTATATGAAGTGTATAAAAGAGGTATAAAAAGTGTAATAAATGGCTACTTAAAAGCAACCAGTTCCAGTGCCGAAGCAAATTGAACAATAATCATATTAGATTCTTGTTTCACTGATTCTTCACTGATACAGTTTCGTTGTGCTGCTAGATAGATTGGATTGCCGTTGATATAGCGATCATAGAAAATTCTTTTTCTTCGCTCGGTAACATCTGGTTTGTGCGGATGCTGAATTGCAGAATAGCCTCTAACAAAAAGCTTATGAAGGTAATCAAACTCTTCTTGGGCTTCTTCTTTCTGTATTAACATTCGTTCGGCTTCGAAAACGTTATTGGCCGTTGATGGCGGAACCAAAGAGAATGAAACTGTTACTTTTGGTTCCCTCGGCTGGCCAACACGACATCTAGCAGCAAGATAGGCAGACAGGAACACACTGACGTTATGTTTCGTTTGTTCCATATCTACATCTTTTGCATCTGGTGTTTCATATTTCTTTACGTCAAAAAGTACCATCCTTTGATTCCCCCGTTTGTGGTATAATATTCGTGTCGAGAATATTTTTATAAAAAGATAAGGAGGAATTTTTAGTGAATAACCATAATTCTGTATTATTAAGTATTCTTCAAAATATTAAGGAAAACCCTTTTGGGGTACAACAATTAGAGGCACCTGAAAATAAGCTGACTTCATATTTTTTTCTTGCAAAAGAAGAAATAATAACTGAAAAGTATGCCAAAAAAGATTCATCAGGGTACTATATTCTTACATCTTCTGGGGAAGATAAAATTAACGAATTAAAATTAAAATTAAAAAATGTTTAATTAAAGAACAAAATACATTAAAGCGGAATAATCATTTCCGTTTTTTTATTTGTTGAAATATTTTTTATAACCAGCATCAATCAAAATGCTTTCAATCACATAAAGGTCCGTTTTCTGCTTCAAACTAGCCTTAAAATTTTTGGCAATATTTCTAGCTGTTTCTAAAGAAACAACTTCATATGTTTTAGCCAATGCATCCGCAATTATTGCGGATGTTGGCGTATAATAAATCTCAAGCAAAATTAACACTCACTTTCTACGAGATTATTCTTCGATTTCTTCTTCATCATCTTCAACTGTCTTTTCAGGGAAAATGATGTTCTCTTTGTTTTTGCTCCAAGAATCTGCAAACGGTGCAAAATGTTGGCGTGCAAGTTCAACTTGGTTGATTAGATTTTCAACTGAAACATCATGATCAGCCGCAATTTCTTTTAGCGCTTCCCCTTCATCGATTCGATGCAACACGCCACGAACGTTGATTGTTACTGATTCTGGCCATTCGATGGTTGTTGCCTTCTTGATGAACTCGTCAATGGTTTCTTTCGATACTTGCACAGCAACTTCTTCGACTTCTTGCACATCATCGCCCATTTCTAAAGAAGTTTGTTCTTCTTTTAGGACTTCAACTGTTCCATCATTATTTACAACGTATTCGACATTTGGTTTATTCGTCTGTTTATTTACTGGCACCTTGTACTCCACTGTTTCTGGCTCAATGGTCGTTGATACTGTTTTGCCTAAAAATTCGTTTAAACTTTCATATTTCCCTTTTAATGAAGCGTTGCTAACCACTAATAGCACTTCGATATTTCCATTTGATTTAGATGTCACTTTCTTTACTTCTGGTCTAAAATTTACTTGTTTTGTCATTTTATTTTCCTACTTTCTTTGGTATTATTTTTTTAGAGGTGACTATTGATGCGAACAAATAAAAATCCTGTTAAAACCATAAAAGATTTTCTTATAGCTATTAAAAATAATGAATTTAAAGCTGACCGACAAGATTCTAGAGGGCTACCATATGCCGAAGTACTACCAGAAGATAGTACAGCCGCCATTGTACAAGCTATCGACAACAAATTCGTAGTGGGAGTTGAATATGAGATTATAGATACTATTTATCAAATTTTGAGATTAGAAGATCCCATGCTAACACCTAGTGGTGAAGAATATTTGAGAAAACAGAAATTCTTCTATAATCATCCCACTGCAGAAAAAACTTTTATTGGATTCATTAGTTCAATAGTTTCTGCGATTGTTTCTGCAATTGTTACTCTTCTAGTTACTCATTTTTTTTAATCAATAATTAGTTGCATCTTTCCATTCGTAATCGAAATTATCGGTTATGAATGGTCTTTTTTCGTTTAAAGGCTTAGTTACACCTTGTGTGATCACTTTAAAATCTCTAGCACGAACAACAATCGCTTCAACTGGATGACCATATCGAAGGGCAAATAGACGAAAACGAAGCTTAACGGATTGGTCAATACCATACACGCCAAAAGAGTTTTTAATATCAATGACATGTCTCCAACTCCCATCTAAGTTTTTTATGATGAAATCAGGTGAATAAGCTATCGCCGAAATTTTGCCTATACCATCCGCAGTTGGTGTAAGTTCGGTTAGTTTAAAACGCGGATGAACTTCAAAAGGTAACCCACAATTTTTGACAAACTTTTTATAAAAGTTAGCTTCCTTCTGGCTATCAAATGTGTAACCATCAATCGTGACTTTATTTCCTCGCTTATTCAGGGCTGTTGGGGATTGCATTGTTTTAACTCCCTTTCTTTGGTCGCAGTTTCCGCTCGAACTGCTTTTCCATCTTTATTGCATTCTGGGCATGGAATAGGTGTTGCATAATTAAATCTGTCTTTTCCCCAAATCACACGCTGATCTTGACATCTAACACACTTCATTCTCATTTAGCCCCTTTCATCCAAGCTTGGTTACCTTTTGTTGCTTTTTCAATTGGTTCCTTTTTAAAATCTACTTTGGTAGATTTTGCTGTATACCTATTCGGTTTTTCTGGCATTATGATGGCTTCCTTTACTTCTGAAACAGTTCCGCCAGATACGATTGTTGCAATAGCTGCTGTCTCTTTTTGCTCAAATAACACAGCATCTTTTAAATTGGCTACTGGTCGACCATCTTTGCCAAGATAGGCTGAAATTTTCACTACATACGGCATTGAATGATTCCCCTTTCTATCGATTTGTTTTTAAGGCTTTAAAATGCGTTTTAAGCCGTTTTTCTTTCTTTATATCTATTTATATTCACTTGATTGCAAAACTGCTCTACGCTGAATATATTCGCTAAAAATAGCATTTTAGATGCCTGCTACTCGTTTGTCTGATGTCCCCTCAATTTTCATCACGAATCCTTGTGAATTACTCATGATGCGAGAAAGGATTCTCTCACCATAGGCTTGACTCATTTCTTTACCAGTTAAATTGGTTGTAAATACTGTTGCTTTATTCTGCCGAGCCTCTACAATGCGATTTAAGGTGTCATTATTGAAGTTGGTACTGTCATTCCCTTTAACGCCTAACTCGGCCCCTAAGTCGTCCAAAACAACTAAATCAGCGCTTTTTATCTCTGCCATTAAGGTTCCTGTTATTGTCTTTCTGGCTTGTTCATCTTTCATCGCAAATTTTAGCTGTTCTAAGAGTTCCGCATAGCTAATAAATAAGCAGCGTTTATCATAGTTTGATTTCTCCAACACTTCCCAAGCCGTTGACATAGCTAAATGACTTTTCCCAACACCACTTTTGCCTGAAAGAATCATATGAATTGGTTTATTCAAAAGAATTTCAGTTGTGGCTCGATTGGCAATTTCAAAAGCAAGCTTGGTTTCTGTGTCTACTGTTTTGTAAGTTTTAAAACGACAATTAATTAAATTTTTGTCGGTATAAAGAGAACTATATTTCAGATAATTAATCGCTCTGGCTTTCAAACTATCGTTAAACATTTTCTCTGTTTCGAGGTCTTCTGCTTTTTTGCGTGCTTTATATCCGCATTCCATACAAGTTGGAGGACATCTGTCAGACCCATCTTTGTTTTTTGCACGCCAAGCATAAAGATTTCCATTGCACTCTGGACATGGATTGGGTGTGATATAAAGCAACGTTTTAATCATTTTTGAAAATCCATCTGATGCTGACTGCATTCTTTCACTTCCTAAAATCCAAGATCATCGTAATCCGAATGACCTGTATTTGATTTCTGTTGCTTGGTTGTATTCTTTTGCTTCCTTGCCGCTTCTCGTTCATCAACAGATTTGAACCCTCTTTGTTCCCAATCTTTCAATATGGCATTGATATAGTTATAGTTTCTTGCGTTTGCATCAATAGCAATTTCAATAGCTTTAACAATTAATTGTTCAGCATCTTTTTGACTAGCTCCGATTTTTTCAAAATCAGAAATCCAATAATCAAAATCGGTCATAGTTTTAGACGACATCAATCCAAATCCGTTGTTTTCCCAAATTGAACGAATGGACGACCCTTTATTGTTGTTATTAATATTCTTTTCATTCTTATCATTCTTTTCATTCTTGTATGTGGACAACTGTTGGACACTTGTTGGACGGTTGTTGGACACTTGTTGGTCATTGACTTGATAGTCATCCCAATTATTTATTGTTATAACGCTGTATTTCGGTGTTGATGAGATGGACAACATTTGCTCGTTTTCAAATTTTTTTAACCATCTCCATAACGTACGCCCGACAATCTGTTGGTCACGTGGAACACCTTCATTGAACTCTTTCTCAATAACGGCGCGCCCTGTGACGAATTGACCGCTGGACACGGCTATCTCTTGACCATTAAAAATAAATCTACTTTCTTTATGGCTCGCCTTCATTAAACATAAAGACCAAAGTTTAAACATATTAGCGTTGGTCCAAACGAATGAATTGGTCACTTTCCGATACAATTTTATATATCCAGTATTCATTCGTTATGCACCTCCTATAAATCGTCCATACTGGTAAAATTTGTAATTTTGTTGTGTCCTCTACAATATTCACAAATCCCACAACTAACTGGTTCTTCTTCGCCGTTTTTCACTCGCACAACATGCTCGATGTTTTCTTTCAATTCTTCTAATTCGTAAATCATTTTTTCTTCGCTAAGAGTGATTAGTTTTGCTTCACTAGGTGTTTGTTTCGAAACGGCTGCAATGAGAGGAAGAAAATTTTTATCATATTGTTGCCGAAGCAGTTCGCAATAAACAGCCATTTGCAACACGTAACCGAAGCGTTCAATAAAGTTTGCTTTTCTGTTTAGACGTTCATCCCACTTTTTCTCGTGTATATCTTTGATTGTCTTGATGTCTACAAAGTACTTTTCCTCTAAATTTAAACAATCAATTTTCCCTTTCCACATTGCACCGCCAATTTCACCTGTGACGATCACTTCTTTTTCGCCTTGATAAATATTTAAAAAGGCTTCTTCTTGTTTTAATCTTTCAATCATCTGCTCCGCAATTTGGAAATCTTTCAATAGGCCAAACGGTTTTCTTGAAGAAAACATCTTGCTTTTGTTTTCTTCTTTGAATGCTTCATGAATTTCTGGTGATTCAAAGTAAGAATGAACATAATTACCAACTAGCAAGGCTTTTGGATCACTCTCTGGTGTCCATTCACCTTTTAACTTGGCAAGAGCTGCAGTTTCACATTCAAGAAATTTTTTATATTGAGAGACAGACATATAAGCTAGGTCCGCTTCTTGTGAATAATAATTTTCATCAGAAAGGATAATCGTCTTCTTCAATCGTTGAGACATCAGCTTCACTCTCTTTCTGATTGGTTTCATAACCAGCCATCACATCTAAAGTTTCCTGAACTGGTTCTTCTAAAATTTGGTCCGCCACTTTCGTTAAATCATCTTTTTCAACTGGTTTGGCTTGTTCAATATCGTTTTCTTGCTCAATAACTTTTTTATTGTTGGTAAATATTTTTTCTTCGAGTACCGCTGTTTGTTCTTCTCGCTCTGGTGTCACATCTTTTCGTTCGAATTCATTTTCGAGCGTGTCTTTAGCAGCTTGCACAAATAAATCATTATCGTTACTAGTATTGATTAAATATTTAGCAGCTCGATTGATGACAGTTCTTTTTGCCATTTCTTCTGGAAAATCATTCTGAACATTTTTTGTTTTTGCTTTGCTCCATGATTTATCAATTTGTTTCTTTGTCATGACCGTTGTTACTTCTTTACCATTTGCTAGCTTAATGACCACATAAGCAGCCTTAATGTCGTTGTCTAGGTTTTCGAAGGATGTTTCATGTTTAGCAACAACTAAGTCGGGACCGTCCATAGCAATTTCAAATACATCGCCTTCCCTTACTACAACAGGCGTGATTTCTGCCCCTCCTGTTACTCGATCTAATACAGCCATGGTTCCGAAATATGAGCGCATAAGCTGAACTTTATTTCCATATTTAATGAAATAACATTGTTTTTTTGCTGGCGATAATCCTTGGATGACCATATCAAGCAAGGCGTTAGAAATAGATGTTTTAGTTTCTGGATTGTTAGCTGCCAACTGAAGAAGGTTCCCTCCTGAATTGTTGGTTAGTTCAAAGAAAGCACTTTTCAATGCATTCTGTGGACTATAACCTGGTGGCATTTCTAATCCCTGCTCTTGCAATCTATTCAAATTTCCGATGACTTGTTCATCTAAAGATCGTTGTGTTATTTGTGTTAAATCGTTACTCATTGCCATTCTCCTCTTCTTCGTCATATTCCCATGTTGGCTCTAATGCTTCTTTTTCTTCTGGCGGCTCTTGTCTAGCTCCTAATGAATCAAATTCAGGCATTTTCACCACTCCCAGAATATTTTCGTTTTGTTTTCTTCAAGTTCAACGTGATCAAATCCTTCTGTTTCTAATTGAGATAAAAACGTTGATGTAAGACCTTTACTATTCACCACACAACTTGTATTACCATTTGTTGCTGCAGTTCGAATTGATTGAACAATTCTATTTTGAGCATTCGCTAACATTAATTCGTAAACATCATCACTTAAACCTCTTACTTCAATCATTGCAGTTCACCTCGTAAAAATGCAGTTAGTAGTTCATCCATAGATTTTTCATTTGCAGCATCTTCGGCTTTTTCTGCTACGCATTCTGGACAATCACAAGATTCGCTTATACTTAATTGCTCTTTTAGATCACCTACAAGTTTTTGCAAGAGTATAGCTAACCCGATAACTGAACCACAAAACGCAGTACTTCCTTGGCCTGTTTCAAAATTTGTAGCACATAGAAGAAGTTCAACATTCTGTGCCTTACATTCTTTTTCAAGTTCAATAATCATTCTTTCAATTTTTCTATTCATGTGGTACACTCTCCTTGAATTTGATATTTGTAACTGACCTACTTTGATGGCCGTCGAAGTGGGTCTTTATTTTTGTTTTTTTACTTCTCGATCTTCCAATGCTAAATCGTAGTAGAGCAACCAAATGATAAAAGCTGCTATATATATGTTTTGGATTAATGGACCAATATTGCCACCTACTAAAAGCCCCAAGCCAAAAACGATTAGCAATGCCGCTATACGTCTTAAATGATAGATTTTTCTCAATGTGATCATCCTTTCTTTAAAAACGATCTTTCGTCTCCATGAATTCTTTCCAATGAATATCTATAAAATGAGCGGTCATCTTAGCATGAAACTTCCAAGGCATCCCTTTACTAGTTGGGAACTTTACGAATCCGCCGTTTCTTATATCTACCTCTTCGCGATATTTATAGAAAACGAGTTTCCAGTCACGTATATCTTTCCCACCTAGGCGGTTAGTAACATCTTTTGCATTCCACGTCTGACCAATTAAGGTTTGATTTTCTAATTCTAAAATCTTTGCCTTTTCAATCAGAATCAAATTAGACGGTATCTCAATTGAAATTTTTGATTCTATCAGTTGCGTCATCTTAATGACCCCCTATCTAATTTTGTAGTATTCAATAATTGCGGTTAGCGTTTCATGAGCCTTTTTACTTTGATTTTTCCCAGAAAGATAATCATTCAAGTCTTGTTTTGGAATATTGAAGTATGTTGCTACAGTGACTAAAGAAATCCCCTTTTTATCAAAGTATTCACGAATTTTAGTTCTGCCTGTCGTTGTATCTGGCATGTTATTTACCCCTTTCTTTAGTAGTTGGTAAGTTAATTAGATAGAATTGGAAAAATGTGTTGACAAAAAGTACCCGAACATATACTATTAAACCATAGATAAATAAGCCTATAACAAAGCCTTTATTTTGCACTCGGTCGCCAAACTTCATGCATTAAGGTGTGTTTTAGTTCGCTTTTTTCTATCTAATTAACTTACAAACAAATAATAATACAAACTTATACATTTGTCAACGACAAAATATAAGTACAGATACTTTTTATTTGTTTTAGAATGGAGAATACTTCTATGTCACTGTTTGAAAGGATAAAATCTTTAGCAAAAAGTAAAAACAAAAATGTTAAGCAACTAGCTCTTGAACTGGGATTTAGCGAGAACTTATTTTATAAATGGAAAACAAGTTCTCCTAAAGCAAAGGATTTAGAAAAAGTAGCAGAATATTTTAATGTGTCTGTAGACTACTTACTTGGTAGAACAGATAATCCAAATCCTGTTGAAAAGAAACAGCTAACAGTTGAGGAAGCTTTATCTTCTGTTATGAGCAGTGATGGAAAACCGCTGACTGAAAATGATAGAGAAATTTTGTCAGGCATTATTGAAGCGTATTTGGAGAAGAAAAATAAGTAGGTGTTGTTGTTGAGGAAACAAATTGAAATGATTGTTAAAGAGTTAGGTGTAATCATCTTAGAAAAAGAGGATTTAGATGCAGATGGACATTATATTGCGTCGATAAATACCATCGTTTTAAAAGATTCTTTGGACGAATGGAATAAAAGAAAAACCCTTCTTCATGAATTAGGCCACGCTAGCGAACATCAACATAACTACCAATTATATAATTTAGCTTTTTCTTTACATTCTAAAATGGAGCATGAAGCTGATGTATTCATGATTGACAATCTCTTAGATGATTATATGTCTAAAACTGGTTTAACTGTTGAACAAGTTAACTATATGCGTTTTATAGAAGATGCTGATATTGATGCACGTTATGAAGAGTGTATAAGAACTCTTTTGTTTAATAAACTACGAAGAATTAATTTTGCATAAAAAAGCCCGTGTGGGGACACGGACTTCAATCTCATTTCGAGATTTAACTTATGAAAATATTATAACAGAAATGAGGAATTTTTAGTGAAAAAGATGTTTTTTGGGGTAATAATCTTAAGTTTATTTGGAGTATCATTATCAGCATGCAACTCTAAAAATGCACAAGAAAGTAAAAGTAGCTCTAGTGAAATATATGAGAAAAAAGAACTCTCACGTAGTGATATTGAACTTATAAAAGTTGGAAATTCATCCAAAACTGTTTATAAAAAATTAGGTTTACCTATGAAAGAATGGGATAGTAATTTTGTTTATGATGAACTTAATAATGCTGTGAATAGGGACAAATTAATGATTGATTTATTAGACGGTAAAGATAATGAAAAACTTGTTCCAAAGTATAAGAAGTTATCTGAACATGGAGAATCGGCAAAAGACATAAAAAATCTTAATATGTTACAGTATGCATTTGAAGATAAAACTTCTACTTCTACTTTTCTAATTTGGATAAATCCTAAAACAGATAAAGTTGTATATTTAAGTGAACGAAATTATTTAGATGAGAATGGCCAACATCCTGAAGAATCTTCTGATGATAAAACTACTGAAGATACTAATAGTATAGATATGAATAATAAAACAGCTGCTGTCGGAGACACTATTTCGTTTTCTAATCAGCAGACTAATGATAGTTTAGAAGTAACAATTAACTCTGTTACAAAAAGTAATGGAGACGATTGGCATAAACCAGAAGGACTATACTATGCCAAAGTGGATTTTTCAGTTAAAAATACAGGAACTAAACCTTTTGATGTGAATTCGCATATGTTCGAGTTTTATGATTCCAACAATGTAAAATCTAATCTGGATTCTTGGGATTATTTTTCTGAAAATATACAAGCCGGCAAATCTGCAAATGGATCCGCATACTTCGATATTACCAATGATGGGAATTCGTTTGAAGTTTTCTTTGCAGACAGCTCTTGGAAGGGTAGCTATTAATTTTTTTCTTATCCCCTCTCTGGTGAGTTCTAGCATGTTCGATTCATGCTAGGGGTTTTTAAGTGAATATTCGGGGTGATACAATGGCAAGTATAAAAAAATTGAAAAGCGGATGGCAATTTCGAGTCTCTTATAAAGATAAAGATGGCCGATATAAAACAAAAAGCGTCAATGGGTTTTCAACAAAAAAAGAAGCGCAATTGGCAGCCTCAGAAATTGAAGCTAGGTATTCTAAAGGATACTCACTAAAAGAAGGCGAAAAATTATTTCATGAGTATTTTCGAAATTGGTTTGAAGTTTACAGGAAAGGCAAGTTATCACAAGACAATGACGGTGATATTCGTCGGGCTGTTGATTTTAGTGAGAAATATTTTCCTGATACAAAATTAAAAGAATTGACTCGACAAGAATATCAAAAGGCCCTGAATGACTATGGGGAAACACACGCTACAGCTTCAGTAAAAAAACATCATACGTATATGCGAGCTGCTCTTAAAGATGCTTTGGAAGAAGGCATTATTCATAGAGACCCTACCTATCGAGTACAAGCTATAGGCAAAAAGAATCCTAAGCACGAAGAATTGAAATATTTGAATTATCAAGAGTCTATCCATCTAGTTCACGAAATATTAGAAGGTATAAAACCCACTTATACTTCTCGATTTATTATTCTGTTTGGTATTGCGACTGGTTGTCGTTTTTCAGAAATTATAGGCATGACTTGGGACTGTATCGACTTCAAGAATAAAACTGTAAAAGTAAATAAAACATGGGACTATAAATATACAAATACATTCTCTAATACGAAAAATTATCAATCAAAAAGAATAATCACTATTGATGATGATACGCTCGATTTATTAAAGAAATTACAGTTACATCAAAAAGAATATTATTTAAAATCTGGTCTACGCAACGAAAATAATTTAGTATTTTTGAATGACAATATGGAACTTGTATCGAATACAGCTGTAAATAAAGTCCTTCGTAAATTCTGTAGAAAGATCGGTACAAAAGAATTGACTTGTCATGGTTTAAGGCATACCCATGCTTCAATAATGTTGTATAAAGGAATAAATATAAAATATGTATCTCGTCGCCTTGGACATAAGGACATTGTAACCACTTTACAAACCTATCAACACATTTTAGACGAGATGGAACAAAAAGAAAGTAATGCTGTTAATGAAGTGATGAAACAAATGTATGTATAATTTTTTTGCATTATTTTTGCATCAAGTAGTTAAAAACAGCCATAAAACCAGCATTTACAAGCTAGGTTTTACGACCGCCGTCTCCATTTTTAGAAAAGTAGAGAAAAACAAAAAAGAGCTAAAACCTTATAAAATAAAGGTTTTAGCTCTTTTTTTCTATAAGCAAGAGAAGGCTCGTTACCTCCTCTTACACTTCCTATCACATTATCTTTCTAAAACCACTTCATTTTCTTTTTCTATTGGTGATTTTGGGTATTGCATAGAACATGGCTAA